CGCCTGCGCTCGCCGGAGCGCCAGCGGCGGCTGCTTCGCCGAGCGCGCCGGACCCACCGCCGCCGCCACCAAAGAGACCCGTGAGCGTCGAGCCGCCCGCGTCGGTCGCGCCTGCCGCCGAACCGGCGACTGCTTCAGGGATTGCGGCCGACGCAGCGCTGCCGCCCGCGGCGCCCGCGCCGATGCCGGTCGAGCCCGCTGCGGCTTCCGGCGCCAGCGCGGCGGCCGAACCAGCGGCTTCGGCGCCAAGCCCGGCTCCTGCGCCTGCCGCCTCGGCAGCGCCGCCGCCAAACAACCCTCCGAAGAGTCCTTCACCCGCACCAAGCGCCCCGCCAAGGCCGCCGGCGGCTTCTGCGGCGCCGAATCCCGTGCCTGCTGCTTCAGCGCCAAGCGCGCCTACGCCGGCCGCCTCCGCGCCGAGCGCACCTGCGCCAAGGGCTTCAGCGCCGAGCGCGCCCGCACCGGCGGCTTCCGCCCCGCCGCCCGCGACGATCGCTGCGATCAGCTCGCCGATTCCGAAATCAGGCATTTCACAGCTCCTTCGTGTGTACGACGTCGGTCAAACTATGACCACCGGCCGCGAGAACGCGCGACCACGTTGAATCCACTTTTGCGCCCGTCTGCATGAGCGTAGCATGATTTTTAAGGTCCGCCTCGATATATCGAAGCAGCCGGGGCGCCACGCCGGGCCGCCGGGCGTTCGGATCGAGCCAAACCGTGTCCGACGTCGCCCACCGGCGCCGCGAATGGTGAAGCGAAACGCCGACGATATAGGCCGCGTAGCCCACCAGCGCGCCGTCGTCGCGCACCGTGTAGATGCGAAGGAAACCGTTCTTAACGGCAAGGATGTATTTCTCATAGTCGGGATCAAAATCGGCCGCCACCGTGTTCGGCATCTGCGAGCCGTCGCGCGCCACGATCTCCGCAATTTCGCGGATCGTGGCCTCATTCGATTCGACGGCGAACGCGACAGGCATTCAAATCCCCAACAGTTGCTCGGCGTTCTGGTGTTCCTGATAATGCAGGTGAATCCACGCCTGCAATTCGTTCTCTTTCGAGGCGTCTACCGTTTCGAGATCGACGCTTTGCAGATTCAGCGCGTCGTTCATGTCGGTGTGCAACGAAGCGTTGTTCTGCAAAAACTCCTCGAACCGATCGGCGCTGATCGGGTCGATCACGCGATCCGTCAGATCGACGTGGTTGCGCCGCCGAACAGCGTCCCGGATACGGTCGTGGGAATCACGATGGTCGAAAGCCCATCGCTGCCATTCGGCGTCTGACCGTGGAGTGTTCAGCAGCGCCGCCAGCATCATTCGCCCGTGCGGTTCGAGCGGCCTTCCGGGCGCGTCGGGTCTGGTTCAAGCTGCGCCTGCGTCCAGGTTCCGCAGTAATCTTTGTTCCAGCCGGTGCCGAAGGCGTGCGCCGTACCGTTCGGCGTCTGCGCGGTGAAGCCCTTCGGGTTCTCGCCTTCCTGCAAATGGCTTTCCGCGTTCCAGCGCTTCTTTGTTCCTGCTCGCTTCATGGTCCGCTCCTATTGTCCGAAGTAGGCTTGAACGTCCTTATACGCCATTTGCAACTGGCCGAGAATGAAATCCGGCGCGGTCGTGTTGAACCGCAGGGCGGCCAGCACAAAGAAAACGCCGCCCATGGACGTCCCCCAAAGCGGCCAGTACGGCGCCGGAGCCTGAAAGCTCGGCTGCGTGGCGAACGTGTCGAAATCCGAGCTTGGAAGGCTCGGAACATGGGCGCCGGGAATGACGCCAATACCGGAAACCGACAAGGTGAAATTCCCGTAGACGCCCGCGCTCGTCGTCGAGCGATCTTGCGCGGTCATGTAAGTCGCCAGCGTCTGCCGCTGCATGAACGGGCGATCCGAGCCATAGACCTTGGTATCGAACTTCTTCGTCAAGTCGGTCGACGGCGACGCGAACAGCTTGAAGATGACGCTGCCGTTCGTGCCGTAGGCGAAATAGTCGCTGCCGTCTTTCTGCGTCGAGATCGCCACGAGATCGAACGACTGGCTGAAGATCATCCAGTCTTTTTCATTCCATGCGACCATCACGTTTCGCTTCACGTCGTCCGGGTCCGTCAGCGTCACAAGAAACAGATAGTGTTTGACGTTGAAGATCACGGCGATCGCGCCGCTCGGCGTGACTCCTGTCACCGTGAAGTCGGCGTCGTTGAATAGCTGCTGGACTTTGACGCTGATATTCGTCACCGAGCCGCCGTAAAGGCCATAGACGCCGGTGTCGTTTGCGAAGATCAGAGAACGTCCGAACTCGAACAACGAGTCCCGGAACGCGAGACCCGACTGCGGATCGGCGTTCTGGTAGTTGTAGGTCGTGACGGACGGCGTGCCCGACGTGGTGATATTCGAGACCACGCTGACGGAGCCGTCACCGAAGAAATAAAGATAGCCGTTCGATTGGCGCACGTTGACGTATTTTCGCTGAAGAAACGAGTCGGTGTTCTGACCGTCACCACCGCCTCCCGACGTCGAGAAATCGATGATCGAGGACGCGGCGCTAAAACTATACAGGTTGCCCGCCGGGATCGTTGACGTCGGCGAGTCCGCGGGGTCGACGATCCAGACGCGCGACAGAAAGGTCTCCATGGCCGAACCGGAAATGCCGAACGGCATGAGGCTCACGGTCGCATAGGCCGAATTATTAGCGCCGGGCGTCACGAGAACTTCCGGCGCGTCGGTGTAGAACTGGCCGACCGCCTCGACCTGAACGGACGCGATCGAGGTCGGCACGTAAATCACGCGCGCGCCCGCGCCGGAGCCGCCGCCACCGGTGAAGACCACTTCGACGGCGCTCGTGTAGCCCGTGCCTGCGTTGGTGATCGTGATGCTGCTGACAGAGCTGCCGGTCAACGTCGCATAAGCCGACAGGTCGCCCGCGCCGCCGCCGCCCGTGAAACTGACGGCCGGAGCGCTCGTGTAGCCGGAGCCGCCCGCCGTGATCTCGACGCGCGCCGCCGACGTCGGCGTCAGTACGGCGATCGCCGTAGCGCCGGAACCGCCCCCGCCCTGCAAGGTGATCAGCGGAACGGACGTGAAGCCGCTGCCGCCGTCGACCACGGTGATGGACGACACGCCCGCGGGAGCCAGAACCGGCTGCACGGTCGCGCCGGCGCCGTCGCCGGTGATTGCTGCGGACGGCGCCGACGTGTAGCCCGTGCCAGGGCTGGTGATCGTGACGCCGGTCACCTTGCCAGCGGAAAGCGTCACCGTGCCCGCAGCGCCCGCGCCGCCGCCACCCGAAAAATTGATCGCGGCCGTCGTGTAGCCGGCGCCTTGCGCCGTGACTGCGACGCCGCCGACTTCGCCCGCCGAAAGCGCCGCCTGCAAGACCGCGCTGTCATCCGAACCGCCGCCCGTGAATTGAAGCTGCACGACGTCGCCGGGCAGATAGCCCGTGCCGGGGTTGGTAATCTCGATCAGCGTCACACGCCCGGTGTCGACCGTCGTCGTGAACGTCATGCCGGAGCCCGAACCGCCATAGGCCGCGACGGTCGGCGTCGTCGAGTAGTTGAAGCCGCCAGACAGCAAATTCACGCCGCGCGGCGCGGCGGTGCCGGCGCCGTACAGCAGCGAGCCGTCCCACGCCCAATAGTCGTTGACCTGATTCCGGTTACAGATCAGCAGGTAGGTCGAACCCCATTGCTTCCCGAACGGCAGGTAGCCGGAGAGCGGGTCATAGAACGGCGTCGTGACGCCCGGATCGACGGCGGTCTGCGCGAGCGTCGCCATGTCGATCTGGACGGCCTTGCCGTCACTCAGGAAGGCCATGCAATAGAGATCGACGCCGATCGAATAGAAGACGTGGTAGATGATCGTCTTGCCGACCGGAACCGTATAGAACGGCGTCCCGTGATCCCAGAGCGTGCGAAGCTGGCCCTTGCCGAGCTTCACGAAATTCTCCAGCCACGTAAACTCGTTGTCCTCGATGGCGTGCGGCGCGTCCTGCGCGTTCATGCCGCCGAACGGGTAAGGCCCATAGGTCTTCATCCCTTCCGGGAGACCTAGTTGCTGCGCAGCGCGCGCGGAGAGCTGCGGATCAGCCATGCTCGGTCATGGCCTCGAACGTAGCGATCAGGGAGCGGACTTCGCGCTGGCGATTCTCGGTGACGCGATCATTCTGTTGCGGCGAGCCAAGTTCGATCAACGAGTCCAGCAGCAGCGCGAGAGTCGGCGTCACGATCTTCGTCTCGACCTGCTTCTCGTCGAGACCGGCGCGGATTTGCCGGGCGAGCGCGACGACGGTGGCGGTGCGGTTGTGGATCATGCGTAATAGTTCCTCACCTTGCCGCGATCGACCGAGACGCGCGACAGGCCGAGCGAATCGGAGAACTTGTCGTCATTATACTGCGCCTGCGCGTAGCGGCCAGACGATTGGAACACGTAGGACGCGGCCAGATATTTGATCGAGCTGCGGAAGGCCTCCGGGATCGCGTCAGGGTCGGAGTCCTTGTAGATGCCCTTCGGCGAGCAATAGACGTCCAGCTCGAACTCGCCGGCTTGCGACGGCACAGGATACAGCCAGACTTCACCGTCCGGCCCGTCGTTATAGACCGCCCACGCGCAGGGGTAGCTACTGTTCAGTACGGAGAACGAACGCAACAGCGCCTGAAAATCATCCCACGGATACCATTGCAGCGCCGGGCGATAGGTGCCACCCCAATTGACCGAGCATTGAATGACGTCCTGCACGCCGTCGACGCCGGCATAGGCTTTTTGCAAGAACGGGTTGAAGAAGCCCTTGTAGGGGTAGCGCTCGACGTTCGGGATCGTCATGCAAAGATTGGCCGCGACGCCCTGCGGCGCGACCGTGGACGGGACGGCGCCCGGCAGCGCGCCGGGCTGCATGGCGCCGGGAACGCCGACGCCGGGCTGCGCACTGGCGCCGAACGCCGACCGGCCCGTGATCAGGCGGCGAATGCAGCCGGTTCGCTTGGCGCACTCGACGCGCGCCTCGTTGATCCAGCGGATGACCTGGGACTGCGACGTAAAGCTGAAGTTCGGATCGTTGATCAGAACCGCTGTGTCGTTGATGATATTGGAGAGCGTCGTCGCCATGGAATCCACCTAGCAAAAGCCCGCGCCCGCGATTTCCGCAGACACGGGCCTTGTAGCATAGACGTCCGCGACGATCAGACCTGCGTCAGATACGACGTGTCCGTCTGGCCGCCCATCGTGAAGGTCACGACCGGAGCGGTCGTCACGACCGAAGCGGTGGGAACCACGACCGGGGTCGGCGAGGACGTATAGATGCCGCCATCGTACACGACGAGGCCGGTCGCCGTGATGCCAGCGCCGGAGATCGGCGCCTTGATATCGGCGTTGCGCGTCCGCACGAGTTGCGACTGCGTGAACGGGTTGGTGTAGGCCGCGGCAGTCGTCGGGAAGGCGTCTTCCGCGGTGATGCGCGCGATCGTGCCCGCGAGGCCAGCGCCCGCCGTGCCGGCGGCATAGGCCGTGATCGACCAGCACATGATGGTCGTGGCCGCAGCCGACGACCCGCCGCCGCCCGCGAAGGCGAGCGTCGGGAGTGAGGTCTGGCCGCCCGTGCCGTGGTCGAGGCAGAGCAGGCCCGTCACCGTGCCGGAGCCCGTCAGAACGACCGTGGCGGCGGCGTTGTAGCCAATGGTCGTGCTGTTCTGGCCTTCACGCGGATCGTTGACGAAAGTCAGTGTCGGGGCGGTCGTGTAACCCGCGCCCTGGTTCGTGATCGTGATCGCGTTCACGACGCCCGACGAGATCGTGCAGGTCGCGGTGGCCTGAATGCCGCCAGCCGGAGGGGCCGAGACCTGAATCAGCGGCGGGTAGGTGTAGCCCGTGCCGCCGTTCGTGATCGTGGCCGAGGTCGAAACCGCGCCGCCGACGATCGCACGCCAGATGGAGCCGCCCGCCGAAGCGGTGACGGTCGGGGCGCTCGTATAGCCGGAGCCCGCGTTGGTGATCAGGGCGCCGACCGGGCAGCCCGTCTGATTCGCAAGGCGGTAGTTCACGCCATCCGAATAGAAGTATTCGACCACGCCGTTCACCGAGCCGCCGCCAATCGTGCGCCAGGTTTGCGTGATCGGGTCGTACTGCTGGACGACGGTGTACTGGCCGGTCTTGATCATCCACCAGCCGGCCGGGCTGATCGTCATGCACTGGCCGGAGACCAGATTGACGACGTTGGTCGGAATGCCCTTCAGGGAAGGGGTAACGCCAGAACCGGAAAAAAGACCCATAGTCGTTACTCCTTAGAGGACGGCCGGCGACGTGCCGGGAACATTCGGCCACGCCGCGCCGGTGATGCCGGTGATCTGCGCGCCGGACGAAGGCTTGGCGCAGACGAGATCGGCGCACGAGATCAGGACGCCGATATCGGAAATCTGGCCGACCGGAATCTGCGACTCGAACCCGCTGAAGGTCATCGGCGCGTACTCGCTCATGTAGAGGCCGGTGTAGCGCGAATTGATCGCGATGGCCGTACCGAGCGGGCAGAAGGGATCGGGGAAGATCGGGGTGTCGAGAACCCGGATGGCGCGGAAGCCCGCATTCACCACGTCATCCTTCTCGTAGATCGAGCGCGGGCGCGTCGTGAACATTTCGAGCGACATGAAGTCGGTCATGAGCTGCGCCCAATTGGCCGGGTTCATGACCATGTAGTCGGGAGCCTCGCCGCCCGCGCCGGACTGGATGCGGGTGAGAAGCTGCGCGGCGCCGACGCGGGTCGTCATCTGCGCGCCCGTGTTGGTGATGAGCTGACCGGACCAGAAGCTGCCGGGCGTGCGCGAGACGCCGCCGTAGGTCGGGACGTTCGTGCCGTCGTCATAGGCCTGCGTGAGCGAGTCCCACATCTGGCCGTTGGCGTAGTTGTTGGAGTAGAGCGCCTGCGCGTAGGCCTGCTTCATCACGACGGCGGCGTCGGACATGACCGTGCGCAGCTTCGGAATGACGACTTCGGACGACTGGATGATCGACTCCATGCCGAAGAAGCCGATCGGGATCATACCGAGCTTCAGCGAAAACTGCGCGTTCTGGATGGCGGCCACATCGGTCGGCATCGGGAAGTCGCCGGCGAACGAGCCCCAGTTGAAGGACACGAACGACGAACCCTGGATCGGGATCGTGATCTGGCTGACGCCGCCGCGCGCCGCCTTGCTGTTCGCCATGAACAGCGACAGCAGCGGATGCGACTGGTAGACCTGCACATAGACGCTCGGGATGAACGCCCGGCGCGTCAGCGCCGCGAGCTGTGCGCCGAGTGCGCCGGAGGGCGTAATGCCGGAACCGGTGAGCGGTGCGACGGGAGAAGTCGGGAGCGCCATGTGTCAGTCCTTCCGTTCAGCGGCCGAGCGTGTCGCGGACGTACTTGTCCGGGTCGCGCACGAACTCGTTGAGTTGATTGTCCATGTAACGCTGCGGATCGCGGTGCAGCATCGCCATGTTCTCGTCGGCGCTCTGCGAACCGAACAGGTTCAGCGCCTCGGGCGCCCACGTCGGCCCCTTGACTTCGGCGGGGGGCGCCTTGGAGGCCACCCACGCAGCGGCGGCTTCCGCGTCGCTGTAGTTGCCGGTCTCCTTCATCCGCTGGACCATCGCGTCGAACCCCTCGGGGGTGAGCGCGTACTTGTCGCGGGCGGAATTGAGGGCGTCTTCGAGCTTGCGCTTGGCGGCGCGATCTTCGCGCTCCTGCTTCTCGGCGGCGCGTTCGGCGCGCAGATCGGCCAGCTCCTTCTTCAGCTTCTCGCCTTCCTCGACGATCGGCTGGATGAAGGGCGAAAGCGTCTCTTCGGGGATCGGAACGTCCGGGAAAAGCTGCTTCGCGGTCGTGCGAATCTTGCCGCCGATCTCCTTGTCGCCCCACAGGGCGTTGAGAAGCTGCTCGGCGCGCTGCTGCGTGACTGTGGCCTCGGCCATGTTTCAGCTCACTTCTTTTTCGCGGAACGCGACGCGGAGTCGCCGACGTGCTGGAGGCTCTTCGGGCCGGACGACGCATTCGCCGGCGTGCCGGACTTGCGCGAGCCGATATCCATGTTCTCGAAGGGGACGTAGACCATGGTCGAGTCGTCCTGCTTCACATCGTTGATGTAGGGCTTCGGGATGCGGCCGGTCGTCATGGGAAACTCCTTACATGCCCATCGGAGGCATAGGGGGCGCCGGGGAGGCTTGCGCCCCGCCCGGCATCATCGCCGCCATGTTCGGACCCTGCTTGGCCTGACGCATGGCTTCGATAAGCTGCTGGACAACGGAGGCAGAGTCGCCGCCTCCGGCGCCGCCCTCCTTCTCCATGTTCTTGCCGATATCGGCGACCGCCTTCAGGACGGCCTGGTGAAGTTTGGAGCCCATCGGAAGCTGAGGAAGCGCTTTCTGAAGCGCCTCGATACCCACTTTCAGGGCGGCCATCCCTTGTTGGGACGAGCCCGGCATTCCACCCGTGACAGCCGCAGGTCCTGCGCCGCCGGGCGCGGGAGGGGGCGGGGCTCCTTCTGGAGCGGGAGGCATTCCGGGAAGCGGCATTTAGTCCTGTCCGCTGGGAGGTAGGACTGGACTTTCGTCCAGCCCTCCTGTGATTGCGCAGTCAGCTACGGCCTTGCGGCCGCTGCTTACTTACGACCCTTGCGCTTGGACTTGCGGCCGCGCTTGTCGAGATCGAGATCGAAATTCATGTTCAGCTCCTGTGGTTCGAGTTGGCGGGAGAGCGAAGCATCCCGCCGGTGCGCCATGAAAATAGGTTGAGAAAAACCAAAGTGTCAATATAGTCCTAGCGAGCGCGGACATAATTCGACACCATAGGATAGGATGCTATGCGAATCCCCCGATCGAACCGTGCGCAATTCGCCCGCCATCTAGCCGATCTCTGCATGGCCTCGCGCGCCGAGCGCCAGCAACGCAACGAGTTTTTCGACACGTTCGCGCTCGTCGGCTCCTCCGATCCGAACATGCCGGCGCTCTACAACAAGACGCACGCCTCGCTGGACGATCTGGAATCGCTGCTGTTCTCGCCGGTCGCGCTGCGCTTCCAGATCGGCGATCCCGATATCCCGAACATCGTCAACGAAGCGAAGGGCCGTTCGGCCGCATCACGCATTCGCAAGATGTTTCGCCAGACCGATCTAGACTCGCTCGTGTCGCAGGCGGTCGGCGTCGCGCTGCGCAAGGCGTCCAGCCTTATCAAGCTGACGGCGAACAAACGTACGTTCACGCCGACGCTGATCCAGCCGGAAGATTTCGGCGTCATGCACGAAAACCATACGAAGCTCGACGCAGACATGGAGGCGTTCAACCATCGTATGCTGATCACGCCGTCGCAATTCATGCGGCTGATCAAGGACCGCCCCGACGAGACCGAACTGAAAGAGCTGGCGAAGACGCACATGAATCCGACCAGCGGTCAGATGAAGGACGCAAGCGCAGTCGGCATGAACGTCACGACCGGCGGCATGTACCCGTTCCAGCCGCAAGGCTCCGCGTCGCCCGCCACGTCGCGCGGCGTCGTTGACTGGATGCAGTCTCCGAAGCCCTACACCGACCCGTCCGTCTCGTCGCAAATGCTGGAGATGGACGAACTCTATGTATGGGACGACGAGCGGAATAATTGGGCTACTTTCCAGATCATCGGAGACAACATCCTGATCGCCGGAAAGTACCAAACACTCAATGTCTACAGCTACAACTCGGAGGCAAGGCAGGATGCGCCTGAACTTATCGGCGATCATCCTTTCAATCATTTCTGCGTCAACCCGATGCCTGGTTACTTTTGGGGCTTCAGCGAGGTTACGCGCCTCGTGCTGCTGCAAGAAGCGATCAATTCACGACTGACCGGCATCAACAAACTGCTTCGGAAGCAGGAAGACCCGGCCACGAAGTTCGTCGGATCGACCGGCGTCAATCAGGTCACGCTCTCGCGCTACAACAAGCCGGGCGGCTATTTCACCGACACGAATCCAAACGCCAAGATCGAGCGCGACAACGTGACGATCCCTGCGGACTTGTGGGGCTCGATGCACGAGTACGAACGCATGTTCGACGAGATGATGGGCCTGCCGCCCGTCGCTAAGGGGCAGGGTGAAGCTGGCGTACGCTCAGCGCAGCACGCCGAAACGCTGGTGCGCATGTTCTCGCCGCGCTTCAAGGATCGGGCGTTGCTGGTCGAGCGCGACGTCGAACGCCTCGGCGGATCGTTCCTCGAACTGGCGCGCGTGCATCTGGACGAAAAGCTCTTTGCGTGGGTCCCGAAAGAACAGGCAGGCGTCGAGGACACGTCGACCAAGGAAGAACTGAAGCTGCTGATCCCGCCGGTCCCCGGCACGGTGCCCGTCATGTTCACATTCGGCGATCTCCCGTCGAACGTGACGCTGACGATCGACGCGCACTCGTCTTCGCCGGCCTTCAGCGCCGACGCCAAGGCGCTCGCCTTCGATCTCGTCAAGGTCGGCGCGATGGACGCAGCGCAGCTCGTCGATCATGTCGACGCGCCAGACCCCGACGAGCTTCGCGCCGCGATCCAGCGCCGCGACGTCGCCAAGGCGGAAGCGGCGAAAGCCGAGCAGCAGATCAAGCTGCTGACTCACATGAAGACCGGCAAAAAGTAAATCAGCTTCTCAGCTTCTCGGCGCGCACGAGGCGCACCGGCGACTCGCCGGGCGCCGCCTTCGGCAGCACGGCGCCAGGCGACACCGCCATATTGCGAAAAGCACCCGACATTGCGCGGCGGCCGAGAAGTTCGACCTGCTTCGCGTTCATACCGCGCTGCTTGCCGACCGCCGCCGGGTTGAAGAAATTGTCAGCGGCTTTCTGCAACGGCGCCGCCAACTTCGGCGCCATTGTCTCGCCGGGCCGAATGTTGTCTTTCAGGTCCGTCATGCCGAAGTCCTGCATGACGGTCTCGGCGGTGTAGTCGACGGCTTTCACGACGGCCTTGTCGCCGATCTGCGCGGGCGCCCGGCCTTCCGCCAACATGGCTTTCAGGTTCTGCATTTCCTGCCGCATCTGCCGCAGCTCGAACTTCGCTTCGCAGGCCTTGTCGGGGCACGGCGGGTCTTTCTTCGGGACCGTCTTTACCGGCCTCGACCAGTACGTGTTGCCGCAACGCAAGCACTCGTACCTGAACTTGTAGAGCTTCGGTTGCATGAAGCCGTCCGGCTCGACGATCTCGACGTCGTTCATGACTCGATCTTTCTGTAATGAGTCGGCGCGAAATGCAGCTTCGATCCGCCAGAGTTGCGCGCGATCCAGAAGCCCGTGCTGACCCACCGGGACGCGCTGCCGCCCCACTCGCGCGTCACGCGCCAGATCGCTTCGGCCTTGTTGCCCTCGCCGTCCATGACGAGAACGGGCTGACCATCATAAGGGTAGTCGCGCTCTTTCAGCACGTCGGCTGGAGCGGGCGGCATCTCGATCGCGTCAATCTGCGCTTCGGGCTGCTCGTCGCCGCCAAACAGCGCGTCGTCAGCCGCAGCCGCCGGCGTCTCCGGCATCTTCACGTGCACGTCCTGCGGGCGTCGAAATTCGTTGTGCCTTGCCACTGTACTCTCCGGGGTTTCAGGCCAGACCGAGATCGGTCATCCACTTCGGCGCAGACGGCTCTTCAGGCGGGTCGTCTGCGTGTTTCAGAAAATTGTACACGATCGCGTTCACTGATTTGATCAGCGGCGCCGTACTCGGGTTGGCGCGCTCCAGCTCGGCCTCGTACGTCTGGCCTTGCGCAAGCATGTCCTTGCGAACCCAATCGAACCACGCGCGCGTCGCGAGAGCCATTGCGAAAACACGATCGTCCTTCTGTTCTGAATCACGACTTTCCGGCGCACCGATGTGGCCGTCGTCATTGATAACGTTCAGCATCTCACGGTAGAGCGCCTTCGAGTGGATCGTCAGCTCCTTGCTGACATAGGCGCCGCGCAACTGGTGCATAAGCATCGGCTGCGTATTCCAGTTGGATTGGAAGTTCGCCATGTAACCGGCGCCAAGGCTGTCCGGCCGATGATAGAGATACCAGCGCGCCATTCCGGCGGCGTCCTCCCACTTACGCTCGCTCACGGCCTTCGCGTTCATCTCGGCCGACAGCAACTGCCGCAGGTGGTCGAACTCTGTCATGATGATCGCGCCGGGCCCGCCGATCTCGACGTTCACCACGCAGTCGCGATACGCAGCCGCCAGATGGAACAGTACCCATGCCGCATGTTTCGCCTCGACGTCGGCGGTGCAGTATTCCGCGCATTGGACCATCTTGTCGGCGAAGCAGCGCCACACTGAAATACAGTGCGCGTCCTTATGGTCATTGCGGCCGTAGGCCGGGTCCATGCCGATCACATACTTGCCTTCGGGCGCTGGCTCGTCCCACACTTTCAGCTCACAGTCGGCGACTGTATCGACGCGCGGGTCCAGCTCGATCATGCGGAAATTGAAAAAGTCGCCGTCAACTTCATAGCGATAGCCTTTGAACGGCGTCGCCTTCGTCTCCAGCGCCTTCAAGTCCTGATTGATCTGACGCACCTGGAAGAAGCTGTAGCCGCTCATGACAAAAGCCTGATCGGCCGTCCACGGCTGGTTTTGCTCCAGCAAGTCCTGCTCGGCGCCGGCCGTCGCTTCCTTCCACCTGATCCACGCCAGTTGCTCGGCAGTGATCTTGTGCTGGTAGAGACGCGCCACGGCGGCGATCAATTCTTTCTCTTCGTACTCGGCCGGGTAGCCGTACTGCGAGAACCGCGGGTCCCGCTTCTCGATCCGGTTCGTGTCGCCAGCCCACCAGCCGATAAAGAAACTGCGCTGGTTCAGGAAGTCCGTCTGGCCTTGCAGCCAGCGCGCCCGCCAGTGATTCCAGCCTTTCGCCGTGGACTCGTAGACGAACAATCTATGCGGGTTCGTTTGCGCGAAGCCTTCTTCCAGCGACTTCAAGCCCTCGACGCTTCCGTAGGCCGAAACCTCGGTCAAATGCCCGTATGCATAGCCGACGCCTTCACCCCACGACGTCCCCTTGTCCTTCACGCCGGCAACCAGCAGGTCGAGCCGGCTACCGTTCGAGAACTTGATCATTTGCCGGTTCGAGCGCTCGATGCGGAACGAGTCGCCGAAGTATCCGTCCGGGAAAGAGTTGACGTACTTCTCGATCAACGCGCGGTTCACTTCGCGGTTCTTCTCCGTGTCCGTTACGAGGCAGCCCGTCAGGTTCGGGTGCATTGCCGGCCAGAACACGTCGATCAACGCCAGCGAAACCGTGGTGATCCCGAGCTGACGGCTCTTCAAGCAGTTGAACTTGTGGATGCCCTGATCGAGCCCGTCGCCAAGCTCCTTGATAAAGCGGCGCTGGCTCTCCCAAAGGTCGAGCGGCGAGCCGCGCTCGTCCTGCGACACCGCCTCTTTGGATGTGATGCGAATGTCCGATATGAACGACTGGAACAGTTGCAGCCATCGGCTCGATTTAGGCGCCGCCACGTCAGACAAGCCCTTGACGGGCTTTCCAATCCAGCTCTTCCGGTTCGGCCTGCGTCGCCTGCGTCGCCTCCGGCTCCGTTTCGACCTGCGCGTTGCGCTCGCCTTGCTCGTGCGTGCGCGCCCCGATACCGACGCGAACGGCTCGCACCACGCGCTCACACGCGGCGATTTGCTCCTTGGTTAGCGGCAGCAAAAAGTTCAGCGCCATCGCAGCGGCGCGGTCTTCCGAAGCACCGCCTGCCAGAAGCCCGTTAACGTAAGCGACCAGTACCATCTTGGTCGTAAATCCAAAATTATAGACTGCCTCGCCGCTCATATCTCGTCTCCCCATCCGTCTTTCCGCCGCAGCCGGCGAATCTTCCACAACCCGATCTTCGGCCCGCGCCACATGCGCCGCCAACCAAGGCCGATCGATCTCAAATCGAACCACCTGATCACGCCGCCCGCTCCTGCGCCGGAGCCTGCAAACCCGCCTCGATCAAAACCCGCGCCGCCGCCGTGTAGCTGATATGCCGGACAGAAGCGTAATTCTGAAGCAGCGCCAACATCGCCGGCGTCAACGGCACCGTCACTTTCGCCGTCTTCGCCTGATCACCCTTCGTCTTGTAGACGCGCGGCATATCAGGCGGCGCCCATTCGCGCGACGCGCGTATCCAGTTGCATCGTGGCGAAATGATCGGCGGCGACCTTTTCGTCGGCTTCGCTCATGCCGATCGCCCACACGGCGCAGCCCATGATAACGTGCCGCTCGATTTTGATCTCGACCGACTTCGGGATAAACGGCTGTTCATCGCCGGAAGACCAGATGTTCGGAATACGGTCCGGCCCCAAAGACAGATGCAGCCTGCCGCCGTGAGCGTCGGCATACTTCTCCAGACCGGCAGCCGTATCTGGTATGAATCCAGACGCGATCTGCAACGCGAGATCGCTGGTCCACAGCACGCCGGGGAGCGTCCGGCGGGCGGTCATTTCTTCTTTCCCTTGCCGGACGGATGCGCCCACTTCCCGAGATTGCCGATCGGGTTGCGCTTCGCCGGCGCGGTCTTGTTCGGCGGCATCCGCGCGGGAGTCGCTACCGGCGCCGCAACGCCCTTCGCCATCTTCGGACTTGCGGCCGCGTCGACGCCGGACCCGATCATCGCTGCTTTCTTCGCCATGTCAGTCACTCCGTCCGTTGCTGATCGCAACCGTGCCGGTCCAGTCTTCAGCCTGGTTGTCTTTGAGCGGAAAGCTCATTCCGATCGTATAATTGGGGTGTTCGGTGTAGACTACCGTGCCGCGGCCGTAATTATCGCACAGCACGATAACCGGCTGCGTGAGGCTCGCGCAGCCAGGATCGCCTATGACCCGGCGCAGTTTCGGATACGGCAGATTCTGCTTCGGCGCGCATACGATCGACGATGCTATCGCCATGTCAGTCCTCCCGCTTGAAGGAGCCGCGGATTTTCTTCGAGACGCGGCGCTTCAGTTTACGCGCCCCTTCCGCCGTGTCCTTCTCGATCTGCCTCGGCTTCGGAATAATCTTCTTCGCCATGACGCGGCTCCCTGTTCTGGCCGGAGCATACGATAGGATCGGATGAAGTCAAGGCAAAGAAAAACCCCGGCCTATGGGGAAGGCCGGGGTTCTCCGCGACAGGGAGGCGAGGCAGACCGGGAGTCGACACCAGTCCACGACGCTTTCCTAAAAGGATCGAGACAGCTTGTCAACCACCAAACAAGCCGTCGTCTTCCGTCTTCGCGGGTTCGGGCTTCGGGTCGAACGCCGCCAGCGCGGCGTCCGCCTCGGTGGATGGCGCAACGGGCGTGTCGGCGGAAGGCGCAACGAGCGGATCGATCGGCTCCGGGGCCAATCCGGCCGCATGATCGACCGCGGCGCCGGCAAGCGCCTTGATCTGTTCGGCCTTGGCGACGGCGTTCTCGAACATCTCCATGATTTCGCGCTCTTCGGCGCGGATCGCCTCCAGCCGGTTCTCGGCGATTGCTTTCACCCTGGCGAGAAGCGCGTCCGCGTGCGTGCGCAACTCGCCGAAATGGGCTTCAAAGTCGATCATTGCTGGCTCCCGGTGAGGTTGAACGGCGGCGACCATAATGCAGGACGGCTTGTCGCGTCAAACGC